CTGCCGAATATCCCAACCTCACTATAGTGCACCCAATTCCATACATCTGATCCCATTTCGTTAATCTGAGATTGCAACTTACCAATAGCTACTAGAATTGCATCAGTTGTAACAACAGCATTACTATCACTTAGATCAAGCCCCATTAATGTTGTCTGTCTTACACGGTCAGACGTGAAATACAAATTAGAGCTTCCTTCAGGCACTTCATCAGTATTTGAACCCACATTTACAGCATTCACTGTCCATTTACTATCATCACTATCCCAAATGGCAGACATACGATCAAAACCACTGCCGCTATCAATGTGTGCATAGTCACCATCTAAAGCGATAGGTAAAGCTGCTGTAAGCGCTGCATAACTGCTGAACAAACCCCGAAAATGCTGCACATAGTCAATTTTATCTAGTTTCTGATTATCAAGCGTTTCGAGTACAGCTTGAGCAGCTCCAGCTTGATCAGCTCCAACGTCATCAGCATTTAAAATCACATCACCTGTTATGCCATTTACAGATTTAACTGGTGACTCAAGTGAGGTGAACAAGCCTAGCGGAATATCTAAAATAAAATCAGGATCAGATTTAAGTTGATCCAATGGAATAGGATTGTTTGACCAGTGCATTTCCAAAACAATATTGATCATTAAGTAATACTCTTTTCAATGGTGAATGAATAATTACCTGAGTTTTTCCCGTTAATTTTTATATCACCTAGTGCTGTGCCTGCTTTCCAGTTTGCAGTTATGGATTTATCAACATATAAAATAAATCCACCTTTCATTTCAGTTTGATCACATACAGTGATCTCACATACTGCTATTTCTTGACCTGAAGCATTCACGATTTTAGATGAAATCTGCATATCACTTGGAATCTCAATGGCTTCTCGACTTTTTGATTCACGCATAATGAATAGCGTAGAAAATGGATTACCAGTTTTGATTGTTTGATTCATCTTCAAACTCCAATAGCAAACCAATAGAACTGAGTTCCAGCTGTTGCATCACTGCCTTCAAAAACCTTGAATTGTGATTTACTTATAATCTGAACATAGACTTTACTTGAACCTCCACCACTAATTTGCTGACCGATTAACGCAAAAGCAGCATTAGGAAACTCAATAGGAAAATTATGTATTGCAAAGTCATCACTTACTTTTCCCCACTGAAGTATTAGCCCGTTTGGTAAAGGAGTATAACCATTCTGAGCTGCCAAAAATGAACCGAGCAATAATGATGTTTGTACAGTCAGACCACCTGTAATCAGTGCATCACCAGTAATTGTGCCGCCAGTCTTATCGTATTTATTACTTAAGTCAGCTTCCACATTTGATGCTAAGTTATCTATTGAACCTTGAGTTGCTGTAGCAAGATCATCAATGTCTGCTTTCGTAGCAAGTAACTGAAAAAGTTGATCACGAACATTGCTATCCAATGCAACACTATTCTTCTCCAAGATATTTGCTAACTCTTCTTGAATATGGTTCAACCAATCAGGTGATATATATGTAGCATCTTGGCCTGACAAATCAGCATTATCATGAAAGCCTTTTTTACCTACACCGTTCACATCTTCACGTGCGTTAATCGTATCAATTCGTTTCATTAGATCACCTCAATGTCGTAGCGTAGATAGGCTGGTAAGTAGTTTTTAATAATGCAGTCAATATCAGCATCAACAGGACTTTCTAGCTTCAGTTTGACTTTGTAGCGAAGCTGATCAGTATTCACTGGTGAGTCGCATGGCGCTGTACATTGCATTGGTTTATAGGTCACTAGCTCAATTAAATTCACATTAAAAATTGATAAGAGCTGTTCTAGGTAATCTTTATTGAGTACATTTCGAGTACTTTTAATCCAGTTCACGATCTCTAATCTTTCTTCAAAAGTTTGAGCGACGTTGGTCTGGCATTTAAGCGGTAAGCCATATTCGCGCTCATATTCTTCAAGCAGTTCTGGTGGAATAGAACCCAATACATTTAACAAGCGTTTAGCATCAAGATCACATTGAGCAAGTGCCTTTGCATGTGCATAAATGTCATCCGAAATGTTGGTATTTGGCGCACGGTCATAGCCACCAATTGGCAATAATTGGCGAAGCACCATTTCATAAAGTTTTGTTGATTCTTCTAAAGTCATCATGCAGCACTCACTGTCAAAGTACCGAGTCGCAGCCATTTCGTATGAAATGGATCAACTGTAGGCACGACGTTTGAAGATGGACTTAGAACCACATCAGTTACGCCAGCAATTGCTACAATTCGAGATGTGAGAATAGCGGCTTGATAGATTTGCACTGGCTCTAACTCAGCAAAGTAATCCCGTATAACTTGTCTTACGGTATCTAAATCGGCTGTACCTGTGATAATGGCTGAGACTGGCACAAGCTGCTCAGTAGGTGAATAAACAACGCAATCAGCCCAGAAGCCAGCATATGTATCAAGTACTAGTTGAGTCGAAGTAATGAGTGCTTCACTTGGTAATGTTGGTGGATTTCCAACAGCAGTGATTGCAACATCGAGTGAGCCAAGTCCACGACGCTTAGGATAAACATAGACGTGCTTTACATTAACTACCGTTTTTATAACAGCCTCTAAATCTTCAGCACGGTCACGCGACAAACCAAGTTGCTTTTGTTGAAGTAGACGTGCACGCCAATCCTCCAACTCTTCTTCATCCGTACCACCGCCTATAGATGCTTCAGTAGCAGTTCCACTTAACCCAGCTGGAGGACTAATCCAGAGCAACGTACCTGTAAAATTCCAACTTGCACCAATCCGATCTGCAACAACATCTATCGACGTTGCTGTATTTGCTAATAGTTCAGTGTCACTCACAACAGTCCAGTAATGTGATTTACCATCTGTAAGCTTGCTGCCAGCAACGATAGTTAAAGCAATATTAGAGACAGCGGAAACCGTACCTGAAGCCTGCGTTCCACCCAAACGAGGACGACCAAGCTCATCAGCATGTATATAAAGAAATGGCTCATCAGCTGTCGCCACGAAAAGCTGCTTCTGAATATAAGTTTGATGATGATATAAACCTTCAACCACTGAAGCAGTACCATCTGCTCGGATTCCAGCATCTGAATCAAATGGCACACTCAAACCCGTTTCATTGCGAATTTCTTGAGTGATTAAATTCGTAATTTGAGCAAATGTTTTTACTGGATAAGCCACTTCAACCTCCTACAGCCACAAAATAAGGAATCGTCTGCTTTTCACCAGTCAACCGTGTTATTTCAATTTTTAAATCAATCCGACTTTTAATCGTCTGAGTCGACGAAACAACAAGGTCTTGCAGACGATTAGGCACTAAATCAGTCAAAGCTTCTTCAGCATACTGCTTCACAATTTGAAGCATACGAGGCACATCTTTTGATCGTTTTAATGTATAAAATCGGCTACCTAAATTTGGATCAGCCCAATAACGTCCACGATGGATATTAAGTCGCTGACAAACGACCTGTACAACATCATCATTAAATGCAGCATCTAAACTTGTAAGAACATAGTCTTTAGTCTCTAAATTAATAGTTCCCATGATTTACTCCATTTGAGTCGATGGCGGTGGACTGCTGCCGTGTGTATGAGGGTTATATGCATCACGCATTGCTTGCATTGAACTTGTTTTGTCAGAGATTTCTTTTTCTGACTTAATATCTTCTGAAACCTTTAATTCGCCGATGATTTCCACATCGCCAAGCATTTTTATGCCGTCTTTATATAGCAGTACTTGATGTCCAAACTGGTCATAAACACAGGTTTCGCCTTCAGCAACGTTGACAACCACAGCACCGCCTGTGGTTGCGATCACGACTGATTTAGATGTTTTTCCCTGAAGCGGAATAACCACAACTTTTGCACCTTCAGGAATATATGTGCTCAAGCCGACTTGCTGAATAAGCTCGATTTCTTGTAGCGTTTCATCTGTAAAACCTTTGAGCTGCAATACTTTTGAACCGCCACGGGCAACAATTCCTAAAAATGTTTGACGGATTTGTGAACCAGCTTTGTTAATGCGAGCACCAAGGGATTTGATCATTGCTGTGCTCCCTTAGCTTTTTTACTTTTCTTTTTGATGGGTTGTTGTTCTTTATAAATAAGAGGCTGTGCCCAATCACCCTGACGTTTTAGATTCAGCTTTGTGGTTTTACCTTTATCGCGTGATAAGAAGAACGTGCGCCCTAAAACTGCCCATTTGCCTGTCGCTCGACTAAGCGCATTGGTTTCAACATTGACATAGAAACCAGCACGCCACAGCTTGTTATCAATCGTCCAGCCATCAACTGTCGCTGTCAGACCATAGGCTGCTAGATTGTTGTCTTTAATAATTTTATCGAGCGCTGCGTCTGCTTCAGCTTTGGTCTCGACATCACCAAGCGTTACGATTTTTAAGCGATTAAAGCAAACATCATTTGTGTATTGCAAATCAAGCACATTGTTTGAATTATCAAGCGGCTTGATCAAACGCAGCGTTTCTTGAACATGATANGNA